TAAGATAAGGGGGATTGCTCCCCCTCCCTTTAGTCTGAGTCTGTTTCTGCTACAGCAGTTCCGTCTGAAACGTCAACTACTGATCCANTATTAGATAAAACTGAAACAAAACTTGTTGTTGGTGTATTAGTGTCCATCACTATAATAAGATCTCTAATATTCAACATACCTGCAGCACTATTAAAATAGCCTGCACTATTTACTGCTGCAATCGCATCTGCTGTTTGATATATAAAGAGTTGAACACCACTAGCACCTGCCATTTTATGAAGTCCACTTGCTGCGTAAGCCATATTAATATCTCCCTATGTTACGAGTTGTTATCAAGGACTTCATAGATTCCGTTGTCATCTATAACAACAGCACCCATTGACATCATTGAGGTTGCTAAGTGAGAAACTTTCTCAGGAACATAATTTAACTCAGTAGTTACATCAGCACCAATACCAAGACCTACTGATGAGGTATGATATGCAATATTTTTACCTGCTGTAATTGCATTAGTTGAGAAAATTTTGAATCCTAAAAACTCTTTCATGGACATTCCACCTGCGAATGGTAGATTCTGTTCACCAACAAAGTCTGAACTTGCAAACTCTGTGATAAGGAATAAGTCAGCATATCCTTTAGGATTCATTGCTAAATATCTTCCACCATCTTCAGGTATGTTTGCAGCACCCATAGTTTCAAACAATGAAAGTAAGTCTGCTTTTTCCAAAGCTGAACTTGTATCATGTATCTGAGTTGAGTTTGCACCTGCGTCCATTGCTGTGTAAAGCAACTCATCTGTCTTTCGACCTAGAGCAGCAGCAGCAGATTGAGCAACAGCTTGTCTTTCATCTATGTTAGTCTTTAACTCATCTAACTTATCAATGAACTCTGCAGCATAGAAGTCTTGCATAGTTACATCTACAGTTGTATGTGTTAATTCCATTGGTGTTACTTGTCCATTTCTGGATTTAGTTGTAGCAATTCCAGTACCAATCTTTTGGAAACGTACTGAGCTTCCATTCACATTGCTTACAGTACGGACAGTATTTCTTAATTTACTTCCCATTCTTTGATAAGCTAGATGAACTTCAGTTTCGAACTGCCTAATAAAGGCTGTGTCTATTGTATTAGCCATAATTAGATCTCCTGTTAAAAATTAAAATTACTTTTTCCAGTTATCCGTCTTCTGCATCATCTGGTTATCCATAAGGGCCATCAGCTTATAACAGGCTGTTCTATATCCTTTATCAAAAATTTCTTATCTTTGCAACGAATAAATCGCAATACTTGAAATCCATTTAACATTACTGGCTCTTCAAGGATAGTAAACCCTAAGAAATTCAACCAATCTATAGTCCTTGTATGGTCTGCAGGCACTACATTTTCTAGCTGATAGTATTGATTTTGGAAGTATTCAACTACTTTCTTACTCCAAAAAAGAAACTTAATTGAATGTTCATCTATCTTATATGTACCTAACGCCCATATTTTTGCTATCATCTGTTCATAGACAGGTGTGACACCAAACATCATTGCAGGTTTACCATCAAGAATAGCAGTATATGTTTCAGCTTTATCTTCTCTAAATGCCGACATCAAAGCACGAAAAGGAGTAGCACCATGTATCATGCACTCCCTTACGTCAGAATCTCTTAGGTTATCTTGTAGATATTTAATATGTGATATGTCTGCTTTTACAATGGATTGTCCACTATAACTGCCACTACCCATAAAGTTTCTTGAAGTCATTATTCACCTGATCTACAAAACCTCTATCTCTTCTAGCAGGATCATAGTATCTAGGATCTCTCATTCTTGCTTCAACATCTTCCTGAGTTAAACCTGAAGGTATGATTGCTTGATTAGATATAGTAGTGCTTTGCATTTGTTTCTGTATATACTCTACAGCTTTAATACCTTCTGCTGAAGAACCTAATGATGCTATTGCATCTTGCATTTCTGTTGGAAAAAACTTCTGCATAAATAACTGAGCAGACTCCACTCTTTGATTTGCATTGTCACCTAACGTTTTTTTCACTTGATCTAAGTCAGGCTGTTGTGAGTCTTGAAACTCTGCAAACCTATTAACCCAATGAGAAAACTCGTCTTGAGAGTAACCATTCTCCCATGCATATTCAGCCCATTCTTTTAGTAATGGATTTGTTGCAGCTTCTTCCTCACTTAATATTTCAGGTATTTGATAGTCACCTGCACTAGCAGGACGTTGTGAAAAGGCTTCTGTTTCTAACTCTTCGGTTAATGTCTTTCTTATATCCTCTTCCTTTTGACCAATCTTTGTAGACAGTTCACCATATGACTTAGCCATATCTTCAGGTGTCTGAAACTTCTCAGGCAACCATTCAGGTCTTGCAGATGGTTCTGCTACAGAGTCAGTAGATTGGTTGAGAATCTCAGGAGTACCTTCTACTGGTTGTTCTGTAGCAGATTCTTGTGGAGCATCATTCATTTCTTTATCCTTTGTGCGTGATTAATTCTTTTAGTAATAAGAGCAATAACATATCTTTGCCCTTCCATATGTCTTAGTTCTGAGTCAGTTATAGCAGGACCTGCTATAGCTTCTACAGTTATAGATTTCAAATACTGCATTACACTTATACCAACTGGGGTATTAAATAATGCTAATACATCTTGAGATATTCTTTCGTCTTGTTCACGAGGTCGTTGGTATCCATCAACCCCCAAGTATTTGGGTTGGGTCACTTGGCATCTCTCCTTGCTGTTGTGATTGTTGCACTTGCTGTGCCATTTGTATTAACTGCTGTCGTTCATCTGCGTCCCTTATCAGATTATCAGGAACACCAAACTTCTTGGCTAAATACAATGCTGTTTCCTCAGATGATATAAGTATATTTAAAATCTCAGGGCCGAATGATCCTGAAACTGTTTGCAGGAATCTGTTAAGAGAAACTATGTCTTGATTAGATTGAGCCTGAGCAAGGGGAGAAACACTCCTAATCTTGACTTCTCTTCCATTGACAGTAGGCATTTCCACTCGACCCTGTTGCCTCAATATGTAGATGACTCTCTGTAAAACAGGTTGAACCATCTCAGCTTGAAGCCTGCCAAAAGCTGAACCAATCTTTCGTGATAGGTCTGCCATACGTTCAGCAACCTCTGTAGCAGAGGCAGGAGTCTTATTTGGATCGCCTAACATATCATTATATAAGGCTCTCTTTATATTATTTCTCATATCATTTAAAATAAGATTAGCAACATCAAATGATCCTGCTGCTCTAATTGGCTGTAGGCCTTGTGAATTAGGTGCTTTAGGAATGACAGTTCCAGGAACTAGGTTGATTGTATCCACATTAATTACACCATCATCATCAATCTGATAGATGCCTGAGATAGCCATCTGTGCATTTTCTAATATTAATTCTACTGTAAGGTTAGTGGTTTTGATTGCACTAAGTGCATTGACTGCAGGGCCTCTTCCATAAATTTCACCTGACGCTTTACTCCATCTAAATGCTATAAATGGATTTGAACCAACACCTTTATATATTTCCTGCATAATCATTTCTTTATCAGCCATATCAATGACCATGTAAGAATACTTCTCTTCATTAATATCATCATATAGCTTACAAGATACTTCTAGTATCTTACAATGTGCATCAGGGTATCTGTTAATTCTTTCTAATATGTTTGGAGATAACGCTGCTTTAGGATAAGCAATCATTATATCCTCATTCTTAATCATTCGTTCTCTATAAACATGATCAACCCTACCATCAGGTCCAGTATCTAAAACAACATGAGGTAATGGTATTGATTGAAAACGTATTGGGTTTACTGCATCTCCTTCAGTCACAAGCAATACTGCTGTACCTAAAGCAAGATCTATAAAGCATTCATGTATCTCTTGAGCAAAGTTAGATGTCTGTAATACTTCAAATACATAATCAGTTACTTTATCTAATGCATTATTAACATCATCTCTTTCTTCTTCAGGAACTTCCGAACCTGTAATGAAGTCGGCCCATCTTGCAAAGTTAGGAGTCAACCCTGCTTGTAATCTTGATGCAAACTCTTGTATTCCAACAACTGCAGTTTCATCAAAGATCTTATCATCTCTTCTTTGTCCTGCAGAATAGTTTTTGAATCCCTGCCTTTGTGGTAAACAATACTCAAAGATTTCATCATAGAGTTCTTCAAACTCTCGCCTTACAGCAAGAGCCTTCTCATATCTTTGTATCATTACGTCTGCAGTTTTTTCATGCATTACTTGTCATACTCATTGTAAAAGCCAATGCCACCACCTGAACCTTTTAATAAAGATCTTCTTCCTGATCCTTTACGTTTTCTAGTAATGTTTTCTTCAAGAACATCTTGTCTTGCTTCTGTTTTCTTTACTGTTTCTTCTTCTTTAATGGCTTCTCTTTCCATTTCTTCTTCCTTCTCCTCAACTGTTGGAGGAGGAGTTCTTGGGCTTCTACTAGGTAAACACATTTAAATCTCCTTACATTCTTGACCAAAGTCCTCGTCTAGCTTGTTTAGGTCTACGATTAAAAACATCATAATCAACTTTAGCATTGAATGCTTCTATTGGTTTATTCATTCCTAACACTTGCCTTCCTTCACCTGCACCCAACATAAGATACTGCATAGCATCATGGATATGTGAGTACCTATCCTTTAAAGGTTTGTCTTCATATCGTTCACCTGACACTTGCATTCTACGATATTGATAACCACCCTCAAACCCTTTTACCAATTCTTTACACCTAAAGTCAATCAAAATTCCTGATAGACCATCTACCATTCTATTTAATACAGATGCAACTGACTCAATCCTTAGAGAAACATCATTACTATTAGTAGGTCTAGCTGTTAATCCTGCACCTCTAAGTATCTGAAATGGAGTGGTTTCATCTGTCTGTGATCTAAAGTCACCTGCAGGATCACCAAATATATTTACTTCTAAGTTACTATATCTTGTTGCAATCTCTGCCCTTAGTAATTCTGCAAACCTAACAATACCCATGTCAAAGGCTACGATCTCTTGCAGTATAATCCATCTACCCCTAACCTTTTGACCAAAGACTGCAGCAGGAGTAAGACCAAAGTCTAAACCTATATATAGTGGAACACCATCAGCTATAGGTATTTCTTCTTTAGCTACATGAGTATCATGCACAAACATATTATATACTGGCTTACCATCTTGGATACTACCAAGTCTGTTCATTACATAGACATCTATCCATGATTTAGTTTTACCTTGTACTAAGTTAGGGTAATAGCCTCCCAATATATTCTTCATATTCTCTGCTTCATTGTTTGGCTTGTATCCTGTGATAGCACCTTCTTCATCTTTTATTTCTAACATACCACTAGGCTGACTAAAGAACTGCCAGTTATCAGGCTTAACTAACATACGACTTTCTTCCTTACCAATGTGATCAGGTACAGGAACTTCGCCTGACATGATAGGCCACCAATGATCTTCTTCAGGACTATTTGTATCACAGATAACACCTGACCATGTAGCACCTCCCTCTCTCATAGATGGGAATCTTCCAACTCTCATAGTGGTTGCATCAATAATTGACTTAGGTATCTCTCTTGCCTCGTTCACCCACACGCCAGTTAACTCTAGGGAGAGCAGTTTCTTAACATCTTCAGGACGATCTAAAGCAAGAAAGATAACTTCCAAATCTAAATCAGCTTGTTTGATATGATGAGTATAAGGCACAGACCATTGAAATCTTCCCCAGTCTTCTTCAGGAAACCAGTCAAGCCAAGTCTTAATTGTTGTTGTTCTTAGTTGTGGGTTTGTGTTTCTAATGATAGCCCAACGACTTCTACGTTTACCATTATCAGATTTCTTCTGTAACAAGGCTCGTCTAAAGACTTCTATGCAACAAGCAACAGACTTGCCACTACCTACTGGACCCCTTATCCCACGAAAGAATGTTTCATTTTTCATAAACTTCTTGAGAACTTCACCATCAGGTTTGTACTTAAACGTTATCAATGTTTGTATTAACTCCGACTCGTAATAACTTATCCACAGTTTCAGGACCAATAACAGATATAAGTTTATCAGCTTCTCTGTCTGTAACAAATTCTCTAGGGTGGTGTTTTAGGTGTACTCGCTTAACAACTTCACGCAGTATGCGTCTTTCTTCTATCTTTAATGTATGTAGAAAACTCATTCTTTTATCCTATGAATAAGATCTATAGCTTCTCGTTTTGCTTGCAATCTTTTTGGGCTGTTTAGATACTTGTCTATTTCGTGCAACTGCTTTTCGTTTAGCAGCAG